GATCAACGATTTGCACCACAAGAAGGTGAGCCTGGATTTGGAATGGGTGGTGGAGGTCTTGGTGGTTTAGGAGGACCTGATTTAGGTTTAGGTGGAGGTTTGGGTGGATTAGGTCCTGAAACTCCAGAACCGACATCAGGTGGAATGATAGATGATTTAGGTGGAGGAGGCACTACTCCTCCTGCTGCAACCCCAACTGGAGAATTATAATGGAAAATTTAGCAAAAGACATGATTAAAAATATCAATGATGGTGATATGAGTAAAACAAAAGAAAACTTTGAGCAACTTATTGCAAATAAAGTATATGATAAATTAGAAGACAAGAAACAAGAATTATCAAAAAGTATTTTTAATAAAGAAAATTCAAATGAAGAACCAGAATCAACCGAGCAACCTGCATCCGCAGAATAATTTATTATCAAACATTATAAAAGAAGATTATGAAAGTTATTATGTAAATTCTGGGGTGGACCTTTTATTGCTAGAAAGATCTTTTATTGATTCTGCAATTGATGCACTATCTGGTAAAGCTAAATCAATTGCTGGTGGTTTAGCAAATAAAGGAGCCACTAAAATAAGAGATACATTATCGTTTGGTGAAAAAAGAAAACGAGTTAAAATTACAAATCGTGTAAAATCAAATCTCAATCAAATTCATAGACTCAGTATGGAGTTAATTGAATTAGAAGATAGAGCGGGTGGTAAAGCAGATGAAGATGAAATACAAGCTATAAATGATAAAATAATTCAACTTGAAAAAGAAAATTCTAGATATAAAAATTTTGTTTTACCTGATGTCAAATTTTTTAATTCAAGTGATTCACCAAAAGAAGTAATAAGTTATACTAATAAAAATAAATTGGGTGATGTTGAGAAATACATGGTGTTAAATCATCAGTATACGGAATATCTAAAAAAGTTAGGAGAAAATAATCCAAACACTAGAGAAGTAAAAGCTCAATTAGATGCTTTAGGAACTAAACTTTATGATAAGGGTGGATTTAAAAGTAGATTACAAGATGATGTAAATGATTTCTCAGATGAAGAAAATATTATACTTGAAGATTTAGCATCTTTAATTAAAGATAAATTAAATAATTTCAAAAAAACATTAAAAGACAAACAGAGTCGGCACAAACTTGATAGAGCCAAAGATGAAGGAGTTTATAAGTTTATAAACTTTTTAATTAATGATGTCAGTAAATTAAAGAAAACAACAGAGCAGGATTTTTCTGATATTGGTAAATTAATTTTAAATGATAAAGACAATTTTAAAAAATTCAATGATGTTAAATTACATTATACTCTTTTAGAAAAATTGTTTGAAAATCTATTAGACAAAAATAATAAAGTAAGTCTTTATAATAAAAATTTACATCCAAGTGCATTATATTTTTTACATTACAATTTAACAGTCTTCTGTAAATTCATAATATTGTTACATGATGCAATAAAGAATAATAAATTAAATGAAAACAAGTTATTAGCTACTTTACCTAAATTAAAAGTTCTTAATAGAGTAAGCGATAATATTCTGAATTCTAAAAATATTTTAGAAATCGAAGATTTATTGATGCAAGTAGTTAAAAGTTTATTTCAAAATTTAGAGACTTTTAAATTTCCGGAAAATATAAAAAAGAGAGAACAAATTTTAAAAGAATTTTTTGAATATATGAATCCTACTGAAGATTCTGCCGAAACTAAAGAGGTTGCTGTTTCAAATAAAAAGAATGAAACACAAAATACAAATACAACAAAAGCAATTTCTATTCCTAAAAAAACAATAGCAGATATGTCAAAATTTTCAGAAAAAAAGAGAGCAAAAATCGTTGAACTTTTAAATAATTTTGTAAACTCTGTTGGGGAAAAAGACCCAAACATACAGAATAAAGTTGATAAATTTGTAAATTCTAATATGGAATTATTTAAAAATAATATCACAGAAGGATTTGCTCATGTGAGATGGAGAAGAAATCCAAGAACCGGTCTTGATAAAATTGTAATGACTTGTAAATCAGATGAATATAAAAAACCTCTAAATAGAGAAATATCAGTAGCAGGTAAAAAAGTTAAAGAGGTCATGTGTTTACCAAAAACTGCGAAACCTGCAAAACAAAAAGAAAAAGACCGAAAAGCTTCTCTTAAAAGATGGCGTAAAATAAAAGCTAATCCTGGAAAAATGAAGAAGATGTTCATTAAAAGAAAACAAACCAAAGCACGGTCTAAAACTTTAAGATAGAGGAAGAAATGAAATTACTTGTAGAGAGTTCAGATAATATTCAAACTATTACAGAGGAATCTGAAAGTGGTGCAAAGACTCATTATCTGTCTGGTATATTCATGCAAGCTGAAGAAACTAATAAAAATGGTAGAATGTATTCTTTACCAATTTTAGAAAAAGAAACTAAAAGATATGTAGATGAGAAAGTAAATTCTCAAAGAGCATTAGGAGAATTGAATCATCCTGCTGACCCAACTGTAAATCTTGAAAGGGTTTCTCATCTAATCACTGAATTAAATATAGATGGAAATCATATTTTAGGGAAAGCTAAAGTGTTGGATACACCATGTGGAAATATTGTACGTGGTCTTGTTGATGGTGGTGTTAAATTAGGTGTATCTTCTCGGGGTGTTGGCTCTCTCATTCAAAAAGAAGGCTATTCTTTAGTTGGAGAAGATTTTCAATTGGCAGCAATTGATGTAGTTTATGATCCATCTGCACCAAAAGCGTTTGTTGATATGGTAATGGAATCTGTTGATTGGATTTGGAATGAAGACACAAAAACTTTTTTGAAAAAACAATCTGAAATCAATGAAGAAAAAACTATTGCATCAAATCCAATGCCTTGGTTTGATACTTTAGTAGAAATGAAAACCGAAATTAAAACTATGCAAGATAAGATTTTTGTTCTTATGAATGAAAATAAAGAAATGAAATCTTTGATTGAGAAAAAAGCAAATTCACAAGTTCGTAAAAAAGAAGAGAAACTAGAAAAACTTCTTGAAGATACTAAAGATGCTGTTGAATTAAGTATAAAGGAAAAACTGCGAGAAAGAAGAGAGCAGGAAACTCTTAAAATATTTGATAACTTCTTGAAAGAAATTGCTAAAAACTAAAATAATATAAATAGTCTATAAACGGACTGACATATTAACCATTAAGTAAAAGGAATCTTATGACTAAGACCGAATTAAAAAATAAGATTTCCGAGTTCATGAAAAAGAAATTCGGGGATACTATTAAAAATTCTACAGATCTAAGCACTGTTGTAGATGAAGATAAAGTCGATTCTACAGTCAATGCTTTGATGAAAGAGATGAAAATGGATGCTTCCGCTACACAAGTCACTATCGAAAAAGGCACAACGATTGACACTTTGTCAACTCAGTTGATGGATGAAATGAAAAATATGGATGCTAATGATGATAGTAAAGATGATGAAAAAGATGAAGTTGTCGAAGAAGCAGCAAAGAAAAAAGATGATGACGATGACGATGATATGCCTGAAATGAGTGATGATGATGATGAGAAAGAAGAAGATGATGATGAGAAAGAAGAGGATGAAGACGATGATGAAGATGATAAGAAAAAGGCAAAAAAGAAAGACATGAAAGAGCAAATTGATCAATTGTTTGCACAAGATGAGACATTGACTGAAGAGTTTAAAGAGAAAGCAGCAATTTTGTTTGAAACTGTTTTAAATCAAAGAATCAACGAAGAAGTTGCTAGTATTAAAGAAGAGTTAGAAGAACAATATAATGATAATCTAAAAGAAGCGGTAGAAGCACACGCTGAACAACTTCATGAAGAACTTGATAATCTAACCACTAAAATTGATGAATATATTACATATGTTGCAGAAGAGTGGTTAAAAGAAAATGAATTGGCTGTTGAAAAAGGTGTTCGCACTGAAATCACAGAAAACTTTATTTTTGGTTTGAAAAATCTTTTCTCAGAAAATTACATTGATGTCCCAGAAGGAAAAGAAGATTTAGTAGTTTCATTGGAAGAAAAAACTGAAGAACTTCAAGAGCAAGTAAACACTCATTTAAAGAGAAACATGCGCTTGAAAAAACAACTTCAAGAAGAGAAAAGAAAAAATATCATTTTTGAAAAATCATCTGACCTTACAATGGCAGAAAGAGACCAGTTAGTTGGACTAACTGAATCTGTTGATTTTGAAAGTGAAGAAGAATTTGAGAAAAAAATTCAAATCATTAAAGAGCATTATTTTTCAAACAACAATGAAAGTAATGTAGAATCTAAAAATGAAGATATGGTTGAAAATGAGCAATTTGAAGCATCAACTTTAGTTGAAGATTATCATGCAGAAACAAGTGCTCCGTCTTCAATTGATATATATAAGCAAGCAATTTCAAAATATAAGTTTTGAAAATTGAAAAAAGATATATATAAATAAATAAAAGAAAGTATTTCAATTTTTTAACAAAGGAGAACGTATGATTCTTAACGAACAAGTTCAAAAAAAATGGCAACCAATCCTTGAGCATGAGGAATTGCCAAACATCGATGATGCATACAGAAAAGGTGTAACCGCTATTCTTTTGGAAAATCAAGAAAATATGATGCGTCAACAGGCTGCTACACAAAGTGGTCAAGGATTATTCTTATCTGAAGCACCTATGGGTTCTGCTATGGATGCTGCTGGTGGAAGTCCTTCCGCTCAAGGTGCAAATGTAACAGGTGGTTCAGTACAATGGGTAGATCCCGTGTTGATTTCTCTTGTAAGAAGAACTATGCCAAAATTGTTGGCATATGATGTTTGTGGTGTTCAGCCAATGACATCTCCAGTAGGATTGATTTTTGCAATGCGTTCACAATACGGTTCACCAGGAAAACTTGCAGGTGAATCAGGCACCGATGTTTATGATGGTTCTGGAGGAGCAAATGGTGGAAAAGAAGCATTCTATGGTGAAGCAAATACAGAATATTCTTCTACTGGCACTGGAACACATAAAGCACTAGATCCTGTTTCTGATTTCTTTACTAATCCAGATACAGGAACAGGTATGGTTACATCTGCTGGTGAGCAATTGGGAAGAGGAGGCGCATTCAAAGAGATTCCTGAAATGTCATTCTCAATTGAGAAAATGTCTGTTTCTGCTGAGTCAAGAAAACTCCGTGGTCAATATACATTAGAAATGGCACAAGACTTGAAAGCAACTCATGGATTGAATGCTGAAAGCGAATTGGCAAACATTCTTTCAAATGAAATTTTGGCAGAAATTAACCGACAAGTCATTCGCACCATTTACACCGTTGCAAAACCTGGTGCAGCTAATGCAACCACACCAAATACATTTGACTTACTTGTTGATTCAAATGGTAGATGGTCAGTTGAGAAGTTTAAAGGTTTGATGTTCCAAATGGAACTTGAAGCAAATCAAATTGCAAGAGAGACACGTAGAGGAAAAGGTAATGTAATTATCTGTTCTGCTGATGTTGCCTCTGCACTTCAAATGGCTGGCGTATTGGATTATTCTTCTAACTTGAAAAATAATCTAAAATCTGACGAAACCGACAATTTGTTTGCTGGTGTATTGAATGGTCAATTTAGAGTTTATATTGACCCATATCTTCCTGTTGGAGACACTGCACTTGTAACAGTTGGATATAAAGGTACATCTCCTTATGATGCTGGTATTTTCTACTGTCCATATCAGCCTCTACAAATGTTGAAAGCTCAAGATCCTAATACATTCACACCGATTATTGGTTTCATGAGCCGAGATGCAATTGTTGCAAATCCATTCTCACAAGGTCTTACCCGAGTGACTGGTAATGGTATCACTGCTAATGCAAACGTATACTATCGAAAAATGATGGTTTCAAACTTGAAGTAATAAATTAATTTTTATAATTAATTTTTTAGAAAGGGGAGGTGTTTTGCACTTCCCCTTTTTTTATTGGTGAGATATGAACTTAAAAGTGCCGTTGAGGTTCAATTCTATATTACGAACCCTATCGGGATTTTTCAGCATTTCATTGGAGTCAAATGGTTTTGCATTTTCAGTATGTGATACTGTAATGTGAGCAATTCCTTCATCTGTTCTTTCTAAATTATTCATTTCTACTGTGAATGCTTGTATGTTATCATTTTCACAAAGTTCTTTCGTAGTGATAGATATTCTTTTTCCTAGTAATTCACTAAGTTTTTCTGCAGTAGATATTGAAGGATCGTAAGCAATTGTTATATGATTTGACCGAACAATTTTATAATTAGCGTATTCTTTCACTTGATTGTATGAGTCTTCAGATAATAACACTGCATAATAACCATTTATTTTTTGTTCTTCATTGAGAAGTTTGCTAATATCTTGTATTAATTTTTTCATAGGAATATTTAAATGTTGAATTTTTTATGTGTATTAAAGAGAAGTCATTCTTATAATAAAAATGATGTTCTACATTTAAAGCAACTATTAGAAACACATTATACTAAAAAATTTAATTTCATATGTTTAAGTAGTATACCTTTGAATTTTTGTGAGTATATTTTATTAGAAGATGATTTGCCTAGATTTTGGAGTAAGTTAGAATTATTTAAAAATGTTTTTGATGGTAAAACTATTTATTTTGATTTAGATTTACATATACAAAATAACATTGATTGGCTTGATGATATTGAGATAGTAGATGATAATTTTTGGTTTTTAGAAGATTATAAATCTAGAAAAAATAATAGTATAAATTCAAGTTTAATGGCTTGGAGTGGAGATAAAACTTTTATTTATAAAAATTTTATAGGTATAAAAGATATTGTTATGAAAGAATATAAAGGCATCACTCTTTTTAAATATAGGTATAGTGACCAGTCATGGATAAAAGATCAATTATCAAATACAGATATAAAAATTAATCATTTTAATGATAATAAAGTTATTAATTATTATAATAGTTCTTTAAAAGAAAAACAAAATGCAAATATAATATTTTTTAGTGGTCGTACTAAAAAAAGAAATTGTTCTTATAGTGTAAAATATAAAATATACCATCAATTTACTAAGTTTTCAAAGATTTCTTTGGTTACAGAATATTATAATGAACATCTTGTTAAAAAACTATTAGTAGCAAAAAATGATATTGATTTTTTAAAAAATAAAATTTTATTTTATACATTTTTATTAGAATATGAAAGTATTATAAAGTCTGATGAGATATTTAATAAAATTAATCCTGATTATATTATTGAATCAAAATATAAAAATAAATTTGATTATAGAGAATTATCTTCAATTCAAAATTTAACAGAAGATTTTAGAAAAGATGTTTTGTTTATGATAGAAAATGATAAGAAAAAATTAAAACAGTTGGAAACCCAATAACTTTATAAATACAAACAATAAATTAATACATATTTTTTATTTAATAAAGGAATTATGTCAGATATTAAAAATATAATAGACAGATACTTCACTGTCTCTGAAGAATCACCTGAATTAGAAAGAGAACAAGAAAAGTCTGCTTCTTCAAGTAGACAGGCTATTCAAGATAAGATTTCGTTAAAACTTCAAGAAATTGAAGAACTAAAAAAACAATTGCGTGATATTAATGAGGACCATTTACCTGGTGAAGAATATGAATACGATTTTGAAGGAGATATGGCTAAGACTCAGCTACAAAAAGCTTGTAATGCTATTGATACATTAAAATCTATTCTTACGGATAATCAAAATTTACCAGAATGGGTACAGAGTAAAATTACGCTTGCTACTGCATATCTTGATACCGCTGCGGATTATATGAAATCAACAAAGGATAGAAAAGAAGATGAAGGTGAAAAATATCATGATGAGTATAAAGAAAAAACTCCAGAGTCAAAACCCATGATGAGAAAGATTACTCCATTTCAAGTAAAACCTATTAGCGCATCAAAACAAATGATGGGTTTTAGTATGGGTGGTGATTCTGATTACAATGATGAAATATGAGGTATAATTAATGCAATGGTGTTCTCACAATAATACAATAGATGTAGAAGGTAGATTTGAAGTCTTTATGCTGGACGACAAAGTAACTCCTTCTGGTGGAATTGTAGATGCATTTGGTAGATTGAGAATATCAGATGCATTTACTGTTTTTGATTCTCAGCATCGTTATGAAGATAATAATAGATGGAGTACAGCAAACACTGTCAATACATCTATTACACATAATCCAAATACAAGTTCATTATCATTGACTGTAGATGACCAAGCTAATAGTGAAGTCATTAGAGAAACTAAAAAGATTTTCTATTATCAACCTGGTAAATCACTTCTTGTTATGAACACATTTGCTATGAATCCTGCTAAAAGCGGACTCAGACAACGTATTGGATATTTCAATGATCAAAATGGAATTTTTTTAGAAGTTGATGACATTACTGCATATCTGGTACTTCGGTCTTATTCAACTGGAAGTGTTCAAGAAAATCGAATTGCACAGACTGATTGGAATATAGACCGTTTTGATGGAACTCAATTTTCATCAATTCGAAAAAAATATGATGTTCGTTCTGACGGTGTAGATGCCATAGATTTTACAAAATCTCAAATTTTTTGGTTAGACATTGAATGGCTAGGTGTGGGTGATGTTCGTTGTGGATTTGTAGATGGTGGTGCTTTAAAAACAGCACATATATTTCATAATGAAAATATAAATGAAGACACATACATGACAACAGCATGTTTGCCTCTAAGATATGAAATTACAAATAAAACAAATACGGCATCTTCCAGCACACTGAAACAAATTTGTTCAACTGTAGTTAGTGAAGGTGGTTTTAATCCCGACAGAAGAGCACCGACCATTTCTCATGGCAGAGATATAAATCAAACATATACACTTGCGAGTGTTGGTACATTTTACAATTTAGCTACTTTTAGATTGACAGCAGACCATTTAGATGCAATTCTTATACCAGAGAGAATTTCTGTGATGGGAGACAGCAATACAAACTATCAATTTAAAATTGTAAAAGATGCAACATTTTTAACTACAACCGGTAATCCAATAAACTTGGTATTTGTGCCATCTGAAGACCCAGCATTAGAATATAGTATAACAAATGCTGTTGTGAATACCGGTGATGTGATAGATTCTGGCTTTATTGAAACCAAAGGAGAAGTCTCTTTGACAGGATTACAATTATTTCAACAGTTGGAAAGATATTTGCAAGTCGGTGGTACTTACGATAGAGGTACATACACGTTAGCTATTTCTCCTGGTTCACAACAATCTAAAGTCGCCGGCCATATTAAATGGCTAAGAGTTGTTTGATTTTCTATAATCATTCATCAACGATTTCAATAAAACTTCTCGCAAAGCAGTAGTTCCTTTTCTCCACAAAGGAAATAGAAAAGACATATCATTTGGAAACTCCTGTATTCTAAGTGCAATGTCTTTTTCTTTACTATGTTGTTCTTTAATTACAGTCAACAGTTGAACCAATCTTGTAGTCTCATTACTTACTTTTCGCTCAACATCTTTGCGATGCTTTTCTATCTCTTGATAGAACTCATCTGGTATATCATCCAACCATTTCATATCATCATTATTAATCAGCGATTCTAAAGTCATACGATAGAAATCTTTATCAGCAACAAGCCTGTGAAGATTCATGTACCAATATGATTTAATTTTAGCACAAGTTCCATCCTTAAACTGTACTACAAATCCTTCTGTCTTTTCTGGTATTGGATCTTCAATTGTATGTTTTTTGACAACAGTACATAACTTTTCAAATTCTTCTCTGTATTTTTCATAATCAATCAGACCAGTTTTATTATCTACTGTTCCAATGAAAATAAGTTCCTCACGTTTACCATAGTTTACTACTATTTGATTTTCTGGGTATATGATTTCAAAAATAGGAGTGATGCCGATATCTAACAAATCGTTTATCAAAGTTACCAAAAATTCATCATAATTTTCATTTAAAATTTCTGTACCCATTCTAGCTTGCTCAGAAGCAAAAGACCCCTTGGTGGCGAGATAAACGCTTCCATTAAGCTCATATGGAATGCCCAGAGAGCCGTCTACTTTTTCGTAAACTCCTACGATGTCTGAAACGGGTGGTTGAACTATTTCATCGTAGTTAAAAAACTTTGATGGTCCTCTAGATATAATTTCACCTTTATGTGTGATAAGTCCACGACAGGCTTTTGTTGTATCATTCCAGAAACGTTTATACTGAGTAAACTGTGAGTAGTTATAAATTTTATACTCTGCATCCAATTCATGAGTATTCACATTAATATATTTTTGTTCAATATATTCTTCTAAGTTCTCTAACATGAATTCTCCTTTTGAAATACCGATAAATAATTTTACCGATTTTTTATTTATTAGTCAAGTCAAAAGAGGTTTATGGAT